GCCGTTTTTACGAATTGTGAGTGCGATTTCGACTTAAACAAACCACATTGCTTCACCATGCGCTTTTCCCACGCATTTAGGCTATGGTACCATACTATGGTGCCCGCTATAGCGACTGATGATGCACCCTCATACATTGTCATCGGCAAAGATTTATCGACTATAGACACTCCTACTGCCTTTACAGCTTCTTCTGCAGTGAAATGTACATGATGTTGTGCGGTTATTTTTTCGAAAGGTGCGTTTTTAAGAGACTGGATTGTTCTTACTTGATTTTCTTTATTATCTGGCAATTTATCTTGAAATATGACCTCCGGATTCGTGGGGTCATTCCAAAATATATGCTCCATGTTATCACTAAAATGCCTACTTAACACTGCCAACGCTGATTTGTTGTGCGGCGTAAGATATTGATCTACTAGGACATAATAGTAAGTTACATTGTTGTCGCACACGGAGTAACCTTTCATTGATGTGGAAAATAGATTTACTACACATTCTCCTGTTTCTGACCTAAAGTTTCTAACGTCTACTAGCACATATTGACACTTCTCGAACGATTCTGCATAGATTGATGAGCCCAAAATAGATATCGACAGCGGTACTCTACCTGTGGAAAATCTATAACTCACGTTGTTTTTTGAATCGCTTTTGATTAACTTGACGAACATAAATTCTGGCCCTTTTTCCCTGGTTGAGTATTGGTCGGGGAGCGAGTTCGTTTTTATTGCCGGGTCAGTCCCTGGCACGTAATTTTCTACTCTGCAGAATTGGCAGGCTGTGTTTCTACCACTGTTGGTTGTAGTTCTGTGGTAACACGTTCGTGTGTCGCAGGGTGGCTCGGAGCTACTTCTATCCTTTCCCTGTGAAAATCCTGCACACGGCCTTGTGTTGCATTGACGTATTGCATTTGGCTTCTCACTACTGACATATTTGCCTTAACTTTGAACTCTACTTTCTTTTTCCTACCTTGTACATGTACAGACGCAGCTAATGGGCGCGTGCGTTGTTGCCATCTTACTGCTTCAATCGTTGGTAGCGTAAACGATATATCTACCTTACCTGCCTGCCTTAGAGTTTGAAAGTTTGGTAACATTTGACTTCTACCTTCTCGTTCTACCGTAGAGTATGCTATTATTCTGTCGAATTCTCTTGTTCTGTTCAATATATTTGACGGAAACACTACACACTCCCTGTGGTTCGCAAACATATTGTATTCTTCGTCGGTCCTATCATGTTTCATAACAACATCATGCCCAAATAATCTGTATATATTTGCCATAGTCAGCGCCTCTAAGTTACTCAGAGTGCCATAATCGTCTACTGTAAACGTCTGATTTTGCTTCAGATGGTGTAGCATCTCTATTTCGCTTGTTACTGTAGATAAGATTAGACTTCCTGAAACATAGGGAGGAGGTCCTTCTAACCTTAAGCTAGTTGGGTAGTCTGCATGTTTAACCACGTAATTCTCTACTGATAATTTGTTGTACATTCCCGATATGTTATACATTATGTATGCCGCCCCATTGGCACATGAAATTACCTCCTTGTTGACAACTGATGATATGACATATGCTCTAGATTCAATAGAGTTGAGCACTGCTAAATCACCAGCAGATGCCAAGAAAACATTGCGCCAGTCTGCCATACCTTTAGATTCATTATCTACCAAAGC